TAACACAGCAGGCTTTACCCTTACTGAAGGGCTTCTTGATTTTGTTATTAGCGGCAACTCTGGGATGTATGATTCTATTGTTAGCAATGCAGTTGACGGTGTTGAGTATGCGTATAAAGCGAAATTTGCCGATGGGGTTACTGCTGGATATGAGTCTGGGAAGGGCGTGTATAGCTCTGCCACTAGCTCGATAGCCAGAACAACCATCTTCACCTCTAGCAACTCTGGAGCAAAAGTAGATTTTGCCGCCGGGCAGAAGTTTGTGGCTCTAGTCACCGATAAAGAAACAATTGAAAATCTTGCTGCGACAGCCGTGAATGCTGTAGCCTCGACTGCGACTGATAGCCTTTATGACTACACAGGTACGTCTAATGGGGATCAGGCTTCTGTCGCCGGGTATTATGTCCCGGGTGATGGTGGTGGCGGGATGTTCTATTGGAATTCCACAAGTACGGCTGCTGATGATGGAGGGGTAACAATATTACCTACAGGTCATACTGGCGCAGGGCGATGGAGGCGTATCGTTAATGAAATTGTTGGCGTCAAATTTTTTGGCGCAAAAGGTGACGGGTCTACCGATGACACAGCAAATATTCAAGCAGCTTTAGATTCTGGGTTTGATCTTACTTTCGCTGCGGGGGTATATATGTGCGCTGGACTTACAGTTAGCACTGATTTTCAGAGACTTAGCTCTAGTGAAGCCGCTTTTCTAAAAAAGAACGCTAATGGTAATCTCCTTTCCGGCGGTGCTAATTATCTTAAAATAGAAGGCTTGGCTTTTAATGGCTCTGGGGCTACATACACAGGAGATAATATATCCGTTACTGGTACTGGGTTTATATTTAATGGGTCTTCATCTAATTTCGCTGCGGGTAGAGCTATTAAATCTACCGGCGGCCATACTATGATAACTAACACTATAGATAATATCGCTACTCTTGGTTCTGGTGCTACTGATTATGATATAGAGCTGGGAGTATCTGGGACTGCTTCGCTATATCACAGAATCGACAACTGGTATTCTGGTCACAGTGGCGGTGGTATTTTACTGATAGATACCGGCTCTCACTTCCTGAGCAATAGCCAGTTTGGAAAACTAACAATTCAGGCCGGAACCAAACCGGCAGGTGTTAATGGCGGCAATACTGTCGGTTGTCGAATAACAGGCGCAATAGTAGTTGAACAATCAACCGCACTGTTCGCAGCTAATACCCCGTCTAATTCATTGTACTTTGCATTGGGTACGTCAGCAGGCTCTTGGGATGCCTCTAATTCAAGCCCCTCAGCCGTTACAAACGATGGCAATGCAAATACCTATATCCAGCGTCAAGTTAGCACCGGTTCCACTATAGAATTGGCTTATTTCGATGACTCAGCAAGTGCCAACTTTATTATTGATAACACTGGAAAATATACTGTACCCAACACTATTAACATGCCAAACAACACTGGCATTAAGATAAAAGACACTGCTGGCGCATTAAAAACCGCTATCCTATTAAACTCTGGTGATGATTGGACTATTGGCGGTGATACCGGCGCGAACTTTATGAGCATAATTTCAGGCTCAAGCGGGATATATTTAGCCCCTAGTAATGCTTCAGCTTATCAAGCAATAGCCAGTACGTTTAGGCCGCAACTTGATGGTGTGCCAAATCTTGGGTCTGGGAGCCAGCGATTTAATACACTGTATGCAACCAATGGCACTATTAACACTTCAGACGAAAGGGAAAAGCAAGATATAGACGACTTATCTGATGTGCTGCTAGACGCTTGGGGAGATGTACCTATAGTCTCTTATCGCTGGAAAGCCAAGGTAGCGGCTGAAGGTGAGGGTGCGCGGATTCACATAGGTCGCATTGCTCAGAACATAATAGATACCTTTTCTGCTCACGGCTTAGACGCTACCCGCTACAGCCTCCTGTGCCATGATGAATGGGCAGAGCATGAGATACTAATCTCCGGTAATACTATAGAAACAGATAACGAGACAGGAGAGGACACTATTACTCCTGCTGTCTATAGAACTATCCCTGCCGGTGATCGCTATGGGGTACGGTATGCAGAAGCAGCACAGCTAGAAGCCGCATGGCAGCGGCGCAGAATGGATCGGTTGGAGGCTCTATTGGGCTAGAAGGTGTGGGGTTGGACAGTAACAGAGGCTACAACAACAGAAGTTATATTCACCAAAGAAGCACTGCAAGCAGTAGTGGCAGCATCAACAGATTTCGCAGACTTTAAAACCAAAGTAGTAGCACTTTAATTGATTTATAGGGAGCAACGAGCATGGCAGAATTCAGCTACAGCCATCCCTAAAAAAAGGAACTAGATACCAATGTCCGTACTAATTGATAATGTTGCAGGCTTTACAGTTACAGAGGGGCTTCTTGATTTCGTTATAAGCGAGAATTCTTCTCAGTACAGAGCTTTTTCTGGTAGCGCAGTTGATGGCGTTGAGTATGCTTACAAGGCTAAATTCTCTGACGGTACTACTGCCGGATACGAGACAGGAAAAGGGATATACACTTTAGCCACTAACTCCATATCTCGAACAACCATATTTACATCCAGCAATGCTAATGCAAGGGTAGACTTTGCTCCGGGCCAAAAATTTGTGGCTCTGGTTTCTGACAAGGAAACAATTGAAAGCGAAAGCGGGACAGCACTTCTTTCTTTAGCCAATACATGGACAGCCGTTAACACGTTTAATGACAGCGTTACTGTCGGTGGAAGCGTTACTGTCGGTGGAAGCGTTACTGCCCAAAATATTGACGGCTGGTTGGCACAGTTTCCTGCTGGAAGACCTATTTTTATTGTTGGCACTGGGCAAAGCAATAGCACTGGCCGTGGCCCTAACGTATCTGTTACAACGAATACAAATGTTAAAGACTGGGCTTCTGATGGGTCTGGAGGCGCACAAACTTGGAGAACACCAAATACAGAAACCGCAACTGTCAAAGCTGACTATTCCGCTGCCGCAGATTACATTGGATACAAAGAAGGCCAATTTGGAAACATCCATATTTCAATGGCTAACTTTATTGCCCAAAGATCGGGACGAACAGTATATGTTCTACAGGTTGGCAGGGACGGTGCGCCTTCTGCTTACTGGAACCCAGCCGTACAACCTGCTGGTCAAGCTACATATACAACATTAAAAGACGCAATGACGGCTGTTCTTGCTACTACTGAGTTGACTACTTGGAGCATAGACAAGCCTGACATTCTTAATATTATGCAAGGCGAATCCGACGCTGGTGCTTTGCTCGCTTTGTTCCCCACTAGCCCCATTCTAGGTGGAGATACATGGGCGGATAACTGGCTGAGTTACATGAAAAACGCCAGCACTAATTGGTTTGCAGAAAACCATACCAGAGTGTTTGTTTATGACGTTAGTGACACTGCGAACTGGGGGCCAACATCTCAGGCAAACGCACCGTGGAGATGGAATGGCGTTAGCGCACTTGTTGAAACAGGCGGAAACTTTTTTGAATATGTAAGCTCAGTAGGTATTCCAGTGGGTGCTGGCGCGGAAGAAGTGCATTTCTCAGGCATAGGCTCTAATCTTCAAGGAGAGATAGGAGCAAAAATTGCACTGGGTGAAATTAGCCCAGCAAGCCCTGTTCTAACAAGAGGACACCCTACTTTTAATGGAGTAAAGGTCTGGACGGGAACGACAGTGGCAACTGCTTCAGCCACAGATTCTATTGTTATTGGTACTTTTGAAATGGCTCCCTCCTCTTCATCACGTTATTCAGGGATTGCCACCCTTGAATCATTGGGTGCTGATGATGCAATATTCGCGCAATGGACTTTGAATGTAATCCCTATTTATGGAATTCTTGTATCAGCGACACTGGGCCTCCCGTTTGGACACAACCCCGCAGGGGGGGCGCATGACCCTGTAAGCCCTCCCATGCTATCTATTGAAACTGGTGGGGTAACAGCAACTGGGGTGCAGCTTACGGTAACAGGTCAGATAGGAAGAGGGACTCAAAAGCACAGGCTGACATTTGTTTACAACGATATAAGCGGGATTTAAACAATGACAACTGCTGCATCACCTACTGCCTCAATAGCAACCGCCTCTGCTGGATCAGTTGGGCCTTTGCCTCCGTCAACTCCGATCACGGTGCAGCCTTCTGCCTGTTTTGGCTTGAGAACCGCAGGCTATGTAATTAACAAAGCACTCCTTTTGACAATGGTGCAGGGTGCTGATTCTGCTTGGGAATCTGACGAGTATGAGGACGCGCTTGATGCTTTAAACGATTACATGGCTTCTCTGGAGGGTCAAGGAATAAGACTAGGTTATCGCCGGGTCTGTAATATTTCCGACATTGTGACTGTATCCGACGGTGCTATTCGAGGGATTATTGCCAGTCTTGCCATAGAGCTATCTTCACAGTTTGGCAGCACTGTTTCCCCGGCATTGTTTAAGCAGGCCAAGGAAGGTATGCGAGCTATCCGCAGAGAGGCCATCAGAAGCGGTGTAACACGATACCCCAACACATTGCCTAGAGGGTCAGGCAGCGAGGGCTGGTATGGAAGCGGGTTTAGCCATTATTATAATTCATCGCCCTTTGCTACGATCTCCATGTCTGCCAATAGACGAGAGACTGAAATTTCTGTTGCGGCTGGAGCAGAGAAGGCTCAAGGAATATGGCAAACGCTAAGGTTTTCTGGCCTAGAAGTTGACGTTAGTGGCCGCATTAGAAACACTGGCCCAAGGGTTCGCGTACCAGTTAATGCTCAGTTCACACTGTCATCTCCTAGCGAAATTCTGACAGGTCTTGTGGGCTTTTCAAAAAACGGCTGGATGGATATTTACGTTACTACGCCAATTAACGTCACTCCTGTATCGGTTACTCTGGCTGGAACTATCACATTGGAGTCTGGAGAGTTTCTGGATGTTGTTGTGGCTAATGCTGAAACAACTGTAAACATTACCTTGTCGGACGCTGTTGTGAGGCTTGGCTAATGGAGCCTGTATCGCTGCCATTTGCTAACGGCTTCTATATGTCTAACTCTCTGCCTATCTCCGCGCAGCAGTGTGTGAATGTTTTCAGGCATGTCCCGGATGAGCCTGCACTAAACCAAGAGGCTCTGCTGGGTACGCCCGGAATATATCAGGCTGCAACCACAGGCCCGTCAGTATTAGACATTAACCGTGGAAGTCATTTGTTTAAGGGCAACGCTTACTTTGTAAACGGGGCTTCACTTTTCCGATTAAACGCAGACGAGACAACGACTAATTTGGGTACGATACTGGGCAGCGGAAGGGTTACAATGGCTGCCAATGATACTCAGTTAATGATTCTAGTGCCGGGCGGGGATGGTCACATCTTTACCAAAGACCCGGATACACTGACCAAGATTTCAGACACAGACTTTACTGCCAACGGTAATCCGCAGTATGTTGTTTTTCTGGACGGATTCTTTGTCTGCACAACTGACGCAAATAAGTTCATAGTCTCTGCCGTCAACGATGGCCTTAATTATAACGCTCTGGACTTTGGCTCTGCCGAATCATCGCCTGACGCTATTGTTGTTCCAATGGTCTACAAGAACCAGTTGTTTATTGGAGGGGAGAATACATTAGAGGCGTTTAATAATATCGGGGGGGCAGACTTTCCCTTCCAGAGAACAGGTCTTTTTTTAGATGAAGGTATACAGGCTCCGCTTTCGGCCATTGATACTGAAAATATGGTTATGTTTGTTGGTGGCGGCGTTAATGAGGGGCCAGCTATATGGGCCTTACAAGGCAACTCCACAGGGAAAGTATCTACCAAGGCCATAGACTCAATCTTACAGAGACTAACCGCGCTAGAGCTATCTAATGTGTTCTCGTGGTCATACGGGCAGTCAGGACACTATTTTGTTGGGTTTGTCTTGCCAACAACTACTCTAGTTTTTGATTCTTCATCGGGCAAGTGGCATGAGAGACAGTCAAGAATCTTACAGCCTAGCGGCGCATTCGATAACTTAACGTGCAGGATAACTTCTGTGGTGTCTGCCAACGGCAAGCTATTTGTTGGTGACTCTCAAGACGGGCGCATAGGTGTGCTTGATGAGGATGTTTATACTGAGTATGAAAGCGAGATTTTGCGTACATTTTCAACTCAGCCGTTCCAAAATAATATGAAGCCATTCTCAGTACCATACTTGGAACTGACAGTTGAATCTGGCATGGGAAACACTGACGCACCTAATCCTCTGGTAAGCCTCCAGCAATCCCGTGATGGCGGTAAGACTTACTCTGATGAGCGATCCAGATCAATAGGAAAGATCGGTGAGTACAACAAGAGGGCCATCTGGAGGCGCAATGGTCGCGCTGCCCGGTTTGATGTGTTCAGGTTTGTCATGTCTGACCCGGTTAAGTGTGTTTTTATTCAGCTAACCGCGCAGATTGAGGGGGTCTAGTTGTGACTGACTTAATCAATGTCGCAACCCCGATAATTGAGGATAACAGGACTATTACCAATGAGTTTAGGGATTGGCTTTACCGGGTTCGTGATGCAGCGGCAAAGGCATACTCTAGTTTTTATACCACAACCGGCGGCGTTACGGCTATTGCAGCAACGCCACTACAGTTGGTCATTGGTTCTACGCGCATCAATTCTGGAGAATTTTCTCTGGCATCAAATGAAATAACGGTCAACAAAACAGGAAACTTTGACATCACGCTGGACTGCTATCTGAACAGCAGTGGGGTAGCCCAGAGCGAATACAGCGTGTATTTAGAGATTGATACAGGCAGCGGTTGGTCTGAGGTTACGGCAAGCCGGGCGGCCACATATCAAGGCGGCAATGATTCGGGGATGTCTTTATCCATTAACCTAGTCATGGCTGTTGCAAGCGGCAGCAAGTTTCGAGGTAGCGTGGTAAGGACAGACGGTAGCGGGACAGTAGGCTATCAAGATGATAATGGTACACGCTTTAGTTTAGTGGAGGTGTGATGATAGGGTTTATCACAGGCTTGCCAAGAAGCAGAACGAAGTGGTTTGCTGACTACTTTGGCGGCCTTGTGCCTTCATTCCATGAGCCGTTAAATGGTATGCGCTCTAAGTATGAGTTTTATTCTCTAGTGAGGTCTGGCTGTGTTATTAGTGACTCAGGATTGTTTTTAACTGATTTTCAGAAGCGATTTCCCAATGTTCCTACAGTGATTATTGAAAGGAAAGCAGAGGATGTGTTTGAGAGCCTTGTGGATTACTTTGAGGATCAAGAGTTCCCGCGCCCTAGCTGGAAGGTCACGCTAGAGCATAAGGCCGAAATAGACAAGATAAAGGGGCTGAGAATACCCTTTGAAAGCATCAACGATAGGCTAGAGGAGATACATGAACTTTTTAACATCCCCTTCAGCCAAGACTATGCCGATAAGATGACGGTGCAGAATCTACAAATACCTGTGCTTACTACCGATGTCGAGAGTTTTAAAGTGTGGCGGCAGATATGAGGCAATTCTCCAAGATATGCGACAATCTTGATGCTTCTTCTGCTATTGCAGAGATTGCAGCCAATGACCACTGGTTTGGCGAGCTGACTCAAAGGGCAGACGCGCAGAGCAGCCCACACAGGGAAATGCAGGATATATGGGTAAGATATGCCGATGTCTCTGAAATGTTGATAACAGGCGATTTTAGCAAGATATCAGAGGAGCATGACTCTGTATGGCTAAAGGACATGCCTGCCGTGAAAAGCCTCTGCTTCGAGGTCATGGCACTGGTTGATGGGGAGAGGCTAGGAGGTGTTCTGGTGACTAAACTTCCTCCGGGTGGGAAGATACGGCCTCACAGGGACACAGCAGGCTGGCATTCTGAATATTATGATAAATATTACATTCCTATCCAGAACAAGCCGGGGTCTATTTTTTGCTTTGAAGATGGCGTTATAGAGCCTAATATGGGTGAGCTGTGGCAGTTTGACAACAACCGCATTCATTGGGTTGAAAACAACACAGATGAGGATAGGATAGCGATGATTGTCTGCGTGAAGCAAGATAAGTATAACCGTGGCGGGGAGCTGGCGGCATGATACACATTGTTGGTGATGGCATTATTCCAGAGGCCCAGTGCATGTACGATGTGCGTGATGCCCTTGAGTTTGAGCAGGATGTCTACCTGCTGCCACATCTCGCCCCTGTTCTTGGTATTGAGATTAAAGGCAAGGTTATCTATAACATGGAGCCATTGTCAGATTATTGCAGGTCATTTAGCGTTGGGTATCTCGATGTATTGCGTCAAAACACTGTCATTGATTACAGCCAAGAGAATGTTAAATACCTGAAGACATTAGGTATCCGCGCCTTCTATATGCCATACGGCTATCACGATGGGCTAGTTCGTCCTGTAGAGGAAGAAAAGACAATAGATGTGCTGTTTGTCGGGAGCTTTAACGCTCGCCGTTCACGGCTACTTGATGGCCTTGCTGGGCTGGTATGGGTTACAGGCGTTTATGGTGATGATTTAGATAGAATGGTTGCTAAAGCAAAGGTGGTGTTGAACATACATTACAGCGACAGCCATCCTCTGGAGGTTGCTAGGATCAACTACTTAATGGCAAACCATTGTAATGTAGTGTCAGAAAAGGGAAACGATAAAGCTCTTAATGACCAGTACGCTGAAGGTCTGCACTTTTGTGAAAAAGAGTCAATTAAAGAAGTGTGCCTGTTTGCAGTTGACAACGCTATTGACGGTCAGGCATGTATTAAAAAAATCCCGCAGGACTGCACATCAGCCCAGCAATGGTTAAATAGTATTAACGAGGAGAACACATTATGCCGTGGGCAGCAGCAGCAGTAGTAGCCGGGAGTGTAATTTCATCGAGCAGCGCAAAAGCAGGCGTAAAAGCGCAGGAGAAACAAAACGAAAGGAGTGAAGCGTTTATTCGAGAGCAGGCTATTAACGCTCGAAATGATGCGATTCCGCTATACAACGCAGGACAAGAGAACCGGGGTATTGGCACTCAGGCTGCCCTTGATGTTTTCGAGGAAACTGTGCCAGAGCAAGGCAGGCTTTTTACTGCGGGAAATATGGCGGCACAAGGCACAATGCTGTCGGGATTGGAGCAAAGCAATAATGCAATACTTGGAATGCCCGTTGATTACAGCGGCCTACAGCCTCAAGAGTTTACGCCTAACTATGGCTTCCTTGAGCAAGGTATCCCCGAATTTTCAAACCCAGAAATACGCCAGCGATTAAACGCTGGAGATGCCGTAGGGCTTAACGGGATCGTTGTTACAGAGGCAGAGCTTGCTGCTCAAACGGCGGCTCTTACAGGCGAGCCAGAGCCAGCCAGCAGGCCGCCCGGAATGTCGCCCACAATATTTGGTTGGTGATCGCCGTTAAAAAATGTATTTA